ACTTTACACCATCAAGAGGAAATGATAAGCATGTAAGAGTAAATTCTGTAGCCCCTCTTTTTGAGAGTGGCAAGATATGGGCTCCTATGCATGAACACTTTGCACAAGAGGTTGTAGAAGAATGTGCGGCTTTCCCGTTTGGAGAGCATGATGACTATGTGGATAGCACAACACAAGCTATCATGAGAATTAGACAAGGTGGTATGGTTCGTCACCCTGAAGATTACAAAGATGAACCGTTGGTTAAAGGTGAAATAAAATATTATGGCTGATCCAAGAATACTAAGCAGAATCATTCAACTAGGAAAAGAACTAGGTGCTAACATATCTAATAGTATAGGCACTAAATCAAATGTTAATTTCCTGGGTTCCGGGCCCAAGGATGGCATGCTATTTCAAAAAGACATTAACCCAGAATCATTTTTAGCTATTGGTACTCAAAAAGTTTTACCAGATATCGAGGCTTCAATAGGTTATGCTTCAGGCAATAAGTTAGATGGTTTCCAACTACAACAATTAGAAAAAAATTTATTAACAATGAAAGAATCATTGAGTCCTACTAACGTTGTTGAGATGGGTACTGGTGGCATAGATTCATTGAGAGCTAAATCAGGGCTCGGGGAACGACAACTAACTGAAGCAGCAGCCGGTGAAAGACCGATTAATCGTTCTGGAGAACTAACAAGTGTTGCTAGTGAACCCGGACAATCAGGTATGTCTTATGCAATAAAAAATCCTGCTGAAATTCCAGCGGGTATTAACAGAGCCGATGCAGAAGAATTTTTAGGTGGTGCAAATGTGGGTAACCCTTTTAAAACACTTAGCAAAGAAGAAAGGGTTAACAGTCTTTTAGATGATGTAGGAATGACACCCAAAGCTATTGATGCAAGTATTGCACAAGATAAGGCAACAGGGATCATGGCAACTGTTGAGAAAGGTGATCTTCCGGGTAAGACTGGAGCAGCCAGAGAGTTTTTAATTAATAGTTTAAAGGTCGGAGATGAAGCACCATCAACTACTTTAAATGATGTTATGTCAGCACAAGATATGAAATATATTTTTGAAGGTGGAGGAGGAGCAATGGGTGATCCATTAGTTCTAGTACAAAAGTATTTTGGTCCAAGAATCGCTGAGATGATTCCAAACAATGCGTCATCCGAAGAGATGATAATATTTACAAAAAGAATTATGAACAACGTTGAAGATGCCAAAGGTTATAGACCTGACGAACCCGAGTTTGATGCTTTAACTGCAATGTTAGTAGATAACTTAGCTTATGGCGGCAGAGCCGGTTATGCAAAAGGCGGGTTAGCTAAGATCCTGGAGCTGTAATGGCTAAAACAATAATAGACAATGAAACATTTGTAAGACTTGCTAGAGAAAACGCAGGAAAAACTTATTCTGAGTTTGTAGAAATATTAAATAGAAAATACACTAATGCTAAAGGAAGTATTTTTACTGTAGATAATATTGGTGAGAAATTAAAATATAGAGGTCTTACAGGTATTATGAAAAGATCTAATACTATTCGTGTTTGGGATCCTGAAACTATGAAACCTTTAGGAGAGTATTTAAGAAAATTAGTAGACACAAAAGGACAATTGAATGTTGCAGGTAAAAGTAGAAAAAGTCCTACCCAGTATGCATTTGTTTTAAATGCTATTAAAAATGTACCTAAAAATAAACAAAAAGAATTAACGGGTGAACAAATATATAATGCACTTAGAGATTCAAAAGATAAATTTGTGACTAAAGATGGTTTAAGTACATATAAGGGGGGACAGGTTACTAATTTAAGAAGGTCTAGTGATATTTATGCACAGACTAAAGATAAACTTAATTTAAAAGATTTATATAAATATATTTCTGGAAAAAAAGATTCCTATAAACTAGGTAGTATAAAACAATTTATTAATAATGCTAATGCCTCTCCAAGCATAAAATCAACCAGTAGAGAGAAATCAATATTATTCAGAAAAGCTTTAGACGATGCTGGAGTAAAAAGATTTATGATGGATGGGGCGAAAGAGTCCTCAACTTTATTATTTGAACCTTTATCTAAAGAGACTATCGAAACTTTAAAAAATAATCCTTCATTTTATCGTGACGCTGAAAAAGGGAATAGAAAGTTAAGATTTGAGATTAAAAATTTTTCCAGGAATTCAAAAGATTACCAGAACTTTGGAGGAGCGAAAGATTTTAAAAAAATGTCGGATGCTCAAATATCTTTAAATAAAACTTTAGATAACGTTTATGGTAAATTATCTGATGCAGCTAAAAAAACAAATATATTAAAATTCTTAAACGATAATTCAAATCTACGAGGACAACTAGAACTTGATTTTGACTCCAGCCGACCGGTAGGTGAAAGAATTTTTAAAAGAGATCTTTCTAAATTAACTGGAGACCAATTGTTTCAACAAATGAAAGTTGAGACTGACCATATTAAATCAGCCAACGACATGCAGAAAAAAGGTATAACTTCTAAAAACTTCAAACAATCAGATATAGCATCTATGTCAGAAACAGCTCTTAATAAAAATTATGCTACTAACTATTTTAATGGATCTTTTAAAAATAGGGTTGAGAATTTTTTATTAAAAAACCCAAATGATGTTTCTTTAATTGAAGAACTAGGTACCAAATTACCAAAAGGTGTGGGTATGAATATAAATGAAAAAATAATTGGAGAAAAATTCACCCCTGTTTTAAATAAACAGATACAGAGACTAGGTTTATTTGAGTTGTTTCAACAAGGTGCCGATAAAAATCTTATTGATGACTTAGCAAAAAATGAAACATTTTATGTGGATGCTTTTAAAAAAGACATTAGAAAATTAGGTTACGAAAATAAAAGAATGGTTGCTGTTGCCCTAGGTTGCATAACTAACAAAGCGCATGGTGGAAGAGTGGGACTTGTTGAAGGAGGATCTGTTGCAACCTGTATGAACACAAAATTAAATAAAGACCCTATTGGTTCCATAGAAAAAATTTCTAAAGTTGAAGATGCAACACCTGTATTAGGTGGTGTTAAAAACTTTGCAAATACATTTTTAAACGTTGCTAAAAAAGGTGGAAGGTTTGGAGCGTTCGCTGCAGTAGGTGCAGCAGGTGCAGGACTTGTAAAACAATTTACATCAGATGATCCAACAAGTTATTTATCAGATGAAAACCAACAAAAGAATATGTTGATTGATATGGTAACAGAACCGGTTATGGAAGAAAGAGATCCGGGTATAACATCAAGTGCCCAGTTGCCTGTTCTAGGAGCCGTGACTGCAGCGGGTGCAATACCAGGAGCAGCAGAATATTACAAAGACAGACGTGGTATTAGACCAAACGATAAATTTACTGGACCTATGCAAAAAGGTGTAGGAAAAATTAGAGCAACAGCTAGTCCAATTAGCGGGTTGCTTGGAAAAGGTTTAGCGGCTACAGGAACTCCGTTAGGGATGTTAGCACTAGAGCCTTTGTACATCGGCCAACAACTTGCAGAAGGAGATTCAGCTGGTGATATTGCAACTAATCCATTAAACTATTTAGGGGCAGCTTTTGCAGCACCATTAACACAACAAGCTACAAAATTTGCTAGTCCTGCTGTTTCAAGTTTTATGAGATTAGGGATAAGTCCGACAATGCTTAAAACAGTATCAAGAAGATTTGGGTTACCGGGTCTTGCAATATCTGCTGGTATTAGTGGATATGAAATGTTTAATAACTACAGACAAGGAAGGGGGCTATTCGATGACGGTTAAAAACAAAACATTGGTAAAAAATATGGAATATGTTAAACGTGATCAAATCCCTCCATTAAGTGGACCAGATTCACAGGGGTTGAATGTTCCTGTAAAACAGTCTACAATAATAAAGAACTCGGAGAAATTAAATGGCAGATATGGACAAAGCTCTACCAAACGTAGAGACAGAGATTAAATTACCTAGCGAAGAAGAAGTAGCAATATCAGAACAGGAAACCCAAGAAGCACAAGTTGGACCGGAAGATGTTGAAGTAACTACAGAAGAAGACGGTAGTGCTACAATTAATTTTGATCCTTCAGCAGTTAATCAACCTGGCGGAGAAGCTCATGGAGATAACTTAGCAGAATTATTACCGGACGATGTCTTAGGAAAATTAGGTTCAGAGTTATCAGAAAATTATCAAACATATAAATCAGCAAGAAAAGATTGGGAAGATTCTTACACAAAAGGATTAGACCTTTTAGGATTTAAATACGAAAACCCGACACAACCGTTTCAAGGAGCTAGTGGTGCAACTCACCCTGTATTAGCTGAAGCCGTTACACAATTTCAAGCGCAAGCTTATAAAGAATTATTACCCGCTACTGGACCAGTACATACTCAAAGTATTGGACTGATGAACAGAGCAAAAGAAGAACAGGCACAGCGTGTAAAAGAATTCATGAACTATCAACTCATGGATGTGATGAAGGAGTATGAACCCGAGTTCGATCAAATGCTCTTTTATTTACCTCTTAGCGGCTCTGCGTTTAAGAAAGTTTATTACGATGAACTACTTGGTAGAGCCGTTTCAAAGTTCGTACCAGCGGATGATTTATTAGTTCCCTACACTGCAACATCTTTAGAAGATGCTGAATCAGTAATTCATGTTATTAAAATGTCAGAAAATGATTTAAGAAAAAAACAAGTATCTGGTTTTTATATTGATATAGAATTAACACCTGGGTACAATGAAGAAACAGAAGTAGAGAAAAAAGAAAGAGAATTAGAGGGTATCAAAAGAACTAGAGACGAAGATATATTTACAGTTCTTGAAATTCATACTGATTTAGATCTAGACGGTTTTGAAGATAAAGATTCAGAAGGAGAAGAAACAGGAATTAAACTTCCTTATATTGTAACATTAGAACTTGGAAGTAGAGAAATTTTATCTATTAGAAGAAATTATCCTGTAGGTGACCCCAGTAAAAATAAACAAGAATATTTTGTACATTTTAAATTTTTACCTGGAATGGGTTTCTATGGTTTTGGTTTAATTCATATGATTGGTGGACTGTCTAGAACAGCAACCACTGCATTAAGACAATTATTAGATGCAGGTACTTTAAGTAATTTACCTTCAGGATTTAAACAACGTGGAATACGTGTTAGAGATGAGGCTCAATCAATACAGCCCGGCGAATTCAGAGATGTCGATGCACCTGGTGGAAACATCAAAGATGCATTTATGCCCCTACCATTTAAAGAACCATCACAGACTTTATTGCAGTTGATGGGTACGGTAGTTGCGGCAGGGCAAAGATTTGCCTCCATCGCTGACATGCAAGTCGGGGATGGCAATCAACAGGCGGCTGTTGGAACGACTATAGCTCTATTAGAACGTGGTTCAAGAGTCATGTCAGCAATACATAAAAGATTATATGTAGCGATGAAAAGTGAATTTAAATTATTGGCTGGAGTATTTAAAACTTATTTACCACAAGAATATCCATATGATGTTGTAGGTGGACAAAAAAATATAAAAGTTTCAGACTTTGATGACAAGGTGGATATTATTCCTGTTGCTGACCCTAATATTTTTTCTCAATCGCAAAGAATATCATTAGCACAAACTGAATTACAACTTGCACAATCTAATCCTGGAATGCATAACCTGTACGAAGCCTACAGACATATGTATGAAGCAATTGGTGTTAAAAATATAGATCAAATTTTACCACCACCACAACAACCGAGTCCAATGGACCCTGCACAAGAAAATATTTTAGCAATGTCTAATAAACCTTTTCAAGCTTTCAAAGGTCAGGATCACCAGGCGCATATTACAACTCATTTAAACTTTATGGCAAGTAATGTTGCAA